AAATACATTCAGGTTATAATAAACACCCACTACCTGGAGCCAATGACACGACATCGTGGCGTGAATCCTTGCGTATAATTCAATACACGAAGGGGCAACAGTACGGGTTCCATCATGATCAGGGAACGTTACAGACGAGGGGTGAGTATCATAGACAAATTTCAGTTATTTTATATTTGACGGACGATTTTGAAGGTGGTGGAACGGCGTTTACGCATAAAACATTTAAACCGAAAAGGGGAGATGCAATCGTATTTCCGTCGAACTGGTGTTATCTTCACCAGGGAAATCCGGTAACCAATGGGACGAAACGCGTGTTAGTTACCTGGTATTACGTAGATTCGCGTGTATAAAATGTAACACGTGATGTTTTGTCACGCGGTACATTCATGATACTTACTTCTTAACAGAGTCCATCGCAGCGAGAGCAATCACGCCTACTATGAAGAACATCACCACGTAATTACATTCCGTGGAATCCTCCATGATAGCGGGCGCCTGCTGTTTCTTTTTAGACGCGACATCGACCACCTTCTTCTGACTAGAAGATGATGGAGGGTCATCATCAAAATCAATGGGACTGTACCCTATCATTTATTCTATGTTTACAAATTAATTTCAACCTTCTTCTTACGCCCACCACCACGCTTAGACTTTGTCGCAGGCATTTTCACTTGTTTCACCTCACTCTCATCTTCTACCACTTCCCCACCCTGAACGGAAACGATGTCCGATATATCGTCTTCGTCGTCGTCTTCGGGGGGCGGGGGGTTAAGTGTCGTAGTACTCATGGCGGGTTGGGGTGGCATCATAATGTTTCCCATGAGGCTCGAAATATCGAGCCCGGGCCCCTTCATTTCGTGACGACCATCACTCCCTTCATTGTTCTCGGAAATAGATGGCTGTTTGCCGTTAGCCATCGTCGTCTGAACCGCGCTCATCATGTTCTGAACGAGATCGGGGTTCTGTTTCATGACATCATTCATGTTGGGCATGACCTGCTTGAACATACTGTTCGTGAGATGAAACATCATCGCACTTCCACCGAGCATCATCACCAGTTTAATCTCTGGCGCGACGTGCATCTTCGTCCGGTACTTCACATACAATTCTTCAAACACTTCGTCATAATCGTCTACGTTTTCCATGATATTCTCTGACCAACCCTCAAGTTGAATGTCAAGGGGGTTGTATCTCTTATTCATGAATTCGAGGCCGGTGACACACGCGATGAGCATACGCCTGGAGAATTTCACGGATTTATCAACGTCTATGCTGTAAGTGATACGCTTGACTTCTGTGCGCAAATCGTCCACGTTGGAATATACGTTCAAGCGTTTATTAATAGTGAACCCTTTCTTTTCCAAACGCCCAAGTTTGTTCACCAGGTCAGCCTTTTCCTCGTCGACTGTTTTGTAACCAGGAGACGGCTGTTCAGAATCCTCTTCCGGTGCGAAGCCGCCGCCTCCGTAATCCGCATTGTCGTTTCCCATTTGAGGTTCTTCACCATATTCCCCATAATCTATAGGTTCTTCGGGTCGAGGTGGTGATGGTGCTGTCGTCTTATTCGGGTTAGCAAACGAATCGATATCTTCCTGGGTTTCGGTGTATTGCTGAGGCTGTGAGTGAGAAACTTGTCTCGTATTCTGTACAGTTTCTGGAGATCTGCGCATAACCTGTGGCTTTGGAAAGTCGAGCTGGATCTCATTCAACATAGCCATCTCACTGTCATTGAGTTTCACGACGGAATTATCATTTCTGTCGATAACAATTTCACCGTCCATTACTATCTATATTGAAACTAATCTTTTTTCTTTAACGCACTTTATAAAAAAATGTCAGTAGATAATAAATGAAACTTAATAACACTGATCGTATGACTCTCAAAGTGATTCTGGGTGTTCTTTTTCTTCTCACTGTCATTTCCCTGATGATGCCTAACAGGAGCATGTACCAACCCAAAACAATTTCTATCGCGTCGACTGGTCAGGGTGGTTCCATTTTCGACTTAAAGCGTGACCCCGAGTGTCTTCCCGGTTCGGGAAAAACGTCCGACGCCTATACAATTGATAATGTCGGAATATGTGGCGGACAGAAGTTGGCGAGAGATGCTGCCAGTTATCAAATTTCCGATGGGATCGGTGGTGTTTTAATCTAAGCTATTATAAATGGCTCTCGTCACATCAAATTCTTTAATTCCCGACCTCGAACAGGAATATCATACTGTTCTCGTGGACACTATCGGACAATCGAATAAAGGTACATTCACCGTACATCTTCAGCAGGAGCTTGAAAATGTTGTACAAGTCCGATTGCTCGCAGCCCAAGTGAGACCTACGTCAACATCTAATGTGTGTTCCATTTCTGTTCAAGAATTAGACTCTCAATTTACACAACGTGCTACGAATGAACCAGATGGACAGTCGTCACTATCGACTCTCAACAGGGCATTCGCCACTATCATAGATGACGGAGCTGGAAAATTTAATTTCAGAGATCAGTACCCGATTTTACAACAGTACATAACACCCATTCGCAAAATATCGAGACTTAATATTGTTATCCGTGACCAAACAGGTCAACCGATTTCTGGCACACTCGATAATTATTTTATTTTTAAGTTCACGTGTAAGAACAAAAACCTTCCAGGGCATTAAAAGAGGTTTAAATTTTACCTCACTGTATTATAAATGTCCTCTGGCATTGTTCAGTTAATCGCTGTAGGTGCTCAAGATGAACACATCATCGGCGAACCTGAAATATCTTTTTTTACGTCGACTTTTAAGAGGCATTCTAACTTTTCACAATCTCTCGAAAAACAAACGATACAGGGACTTGTGAAAGGTAATTCCATGTCAACCATTCGTTTTGAACGGAACGGTGATCTTCTTGGATATACGTATTTCACTATTGATGACAACAACAAGGCAGTAGATGTTCAGAAATGGCGAACAATTATCGACAAAGTGGAACTTCTTGTCGGTGGACAAGTTATAGACACACAGGATGTATTTTTTACGGAAAAGATTGCCATAGATACGTGTGCTCAGAACGTTTCTAAAAGTTCCAACGGACCACACCCGGGTGCAAGCGCTCGGTCATACTTTTATCCACTTCGTTTCTTTTTTTGCGAAGGTCCCCAGTCGGCGATACCACTCGTAGCTTTACAGTACCACACGGTCGAGTTACGCATTTACTGGGGTCCAGATGCCGGAAATTACAACGTCGAATCGTATGCAAATTATTATTACCTCGACAACGAAGAGCGTGGTATCATGGCGTCTCGGCAGCATGATATTCTAATCACCCAGGTACAGAAAAGCATCCCATCGGGCGAACTCACGCAGGAGCTCACCTTCAACCACCCTGTCAAGTATATCTCTGGGTCTAATACAAACTCCGAAAGTACACTTACGGCTATCGATAATAAAATTAAAATAAGTGTGAATGGCACAGATCTCAGTCCGTACAAGTGGGCAAAACCTCATTACGTTGATATTATGAGCTACTATCACACAAATTATGTCACATCACCAGATTGTTTCTTATACCCCTTTTGTCTTAATACGAGCTCACTTCAGCCAAGTGGCTCACTTAATTTTAGTCGCGTTGAATCTGTGAAGATTCACAGTCAGAGTAGACCCATTATAGACCCTATTTATGCCGTGAACTATAATATTCTCAGGGTAAACAACGGTATGGCGGGTCTTATGTACGCGAATTAAAATGCACTATTATATTAAATGCCTAAGAACTTGAGCACGGTTGGTGGTGCGACGGAACTTAGGTTCGGTAAAAATTGTCGTGAAGACCAGGCAGATAATTCTATTGTTTTCAATGCGAGCGAAGAAAAAATTGATGCGACGAAAGCTGGTGGTGTGTACATCACTCCACTCGAATTAGCGTCCGATTTTGTTGGTGTCGGCACGGATGATACGACCAATACGTTTGTCGCGTACAATCAAAGTACGCATCAACTTTTTAGGACACAAGTTCCACTGTCAATATCGGGACTTTCAGCCACCGGGGGTGACCCAGGGGATTTAACTGTCACAGGGAACTTGTACGTTTCCGGAAACGTAACATCGGTCGGTACAGTCGCTAATATCCACGTCACTAATACGACAATCAAAGATGGCCTCGTCGAAATCGGCACGAATAATACCGAATTAGCTACGTTTGATCTGGGGCACATCTTCAATCGTGGACCCAATGGTTCGAACGTCGCTGTAGCATATGATGCGAGCGCTACTGAACTTGCGATCGGCTACACGGACGATAGTGCGATGGAAGTGACAGAGGTCACAGTCAATGATTCTGAAACCATGAATGTTCACGTCTACGGTAAATTGTACACAAACTCTAATATTGGGGCTGCGAATACAGCACCTGTACACACACTTTCGGTAGGTACGAAGTGCTTTATCGATGGTGATGGGGGTTATTCGAATGTTATCGAAGCGCGTGGCAATACGTACACGACCGGGAATGTATACGTTGAAGGTGGTCTCATCA